CCTCACCACCGTAATCCTTTTTAATTTTATTTATAAATTTTTTAAAATTTGGTCTGGCCATTAGAGAACTCCTAAGAAACGTTGTGGGCGAGCGATTGGGCTAAAGCCCTTTACCATACCGCCTCGTGCCATACGCTTGGCAGGGGTTTCCCCAGCCTCAGACAAAGCAATAGCAACTGCTTGATTTTGTTTATAGCCTTCGTTCATCAATTTTTTGATGTTGCGGCTTTTTGTTTTATTGCTACTACCAGTCTTTAAGGGCATGTTAACAACCTATATAGCTACCGCCTCTTTTCGCAGCACCCATGCCGCGGGCAGTTTCTTTTTTAATTGGGGCATCAAAAGTGCCTGACGCTGAAGTCGATACAGTGACTTCGGCTGTTTTACCGTATGGAATACGGCCTTGTTTATCTATTTGTGCGTAGGGCACCGCTGCTGGTCCATCCTTCGGGGCGGAACCATTAACTTTAATTTTACGTGGTTTCATGGCCATTTTAATTGTCTCCTCTTTGTTTTAATATTTCTCTTTCCATTGCAGACTGTATTCTAGCCTGTGTCTGCGACTCTTGGGAATTAAGACGACGATCAAACTGCGACGCTCTGGTCTGTTGGTTCTGAGCATCTAGCTCTAGTTTAGCTTGATCTATCTGATTATCCGCTTGATCTGCTTGTGATTTAATCTCCAACTCTTGCTCTTTCAAGGATACTAACGGATCAGGCGCTCCAGCACCGGACAACTGGCCCGATAGTTCTTTAACTTGTTGTAGTCCATCTGCAACAAATTGAGCAGTCATTCTTTCTATCTCAAGCATTTCTTCATCCGAAGCAGGTTGTCCACCGTTTTGTTGGACTTGCTGTAAATATGCTACAGCGGCCTGTTCTTTAGACATTATTTGTACGTGTTCCATAATATGCTTTTGAAGAGTAATAGCCACAGGAGGCATAGAGCCAACAGTTGGTGAAGCACCAAAAACTAAGTGGGCGGTAATATGTGCCATATGGTTCTGACCGTCAAAGGCGTGTAATGGCAGCATGTCTAAAGCATTAATGTTTTCTTGCGCAGGATCAATAGGGGCAGGCTCGTCTGTTGGAACCGCCTTCATGATACGGTCAATATCCGTAACGCCCAGCGCCTCGTACATGTCCCGATACACTTCATTGATATTATGTATTTCAGGCGCTTGCGACGCTAACTGAAGTTTAGTTTGAGCTAACATGATCCGTTGAGCTTGGCTAAATACGTTTGGATTACTAACCGGTAGTACATCTACACGGTCATCAAAGTCCTCACGCATTATTTCTTCATCGCCACCCGCAACCTTATAAGGATACTTTTGAGGCAAACTCTCAGACATGACACGTGCTAAGATTTTAAATTCTTGACGCATGGCATAGTGCATACGCTTGTGAACAGCACTCATAACTCGCGAGCCCTGCTCCATCATAGCCATAGTAGTACCTACAGCAGCTTGTTGGTTTCCGTCTCCAACTTTAAGGTCCGTGATTGTTGCAAACCGTTGCGCGGCCTGTACAACAAAACCAAGCAATTGAAATAATGTTTGGTCCGGTCCCTTGAAAGGCAACGGCATTAGGCTGTCACGGATAGCCCCTCCGGGAGCATCCACATCGCGGAACTCTCCGGGCTGCAACGGGTCGTCGTCATCTCGGATTCGTAGTCCACGGGCTTTAAATCCCGCAGGGAGGTTGGACAACGTACCAGCGTCGATCAACTGTCGCAGTGCCGATGTGGCAGTTCGTGACAAACCACCAATAGTGTGAATTAAACCCAGACCATAAAAACCGAAACCCGGTAAAAATTTATAGTGTGTGAAATATTGTATTTTCTTTTTTAACTCATCATCTTCACGATAGTTACGACGAACAGATAAAACCTGACCGTTGTCTTCTGAAATAGTTACAGTGTAAGGAACCTTGATTCCAGTAGGCTCACCTTCTTCGTCAATTTCTTCATAACCTTCTAGGTCTAAATCAACGTGACACTCTAAGATAGTGCAGTCATAATCAATCTGATTAGGCTCAATACCTTCAATTCGATCCATCTCGCCCTCTAAGGACGACATTTCTTTCTGAGCCGGAATAACCTCAACGTCTAAATATACTTCTGCAATTTGACGCTTACGCAAATCATTAAGAGACATGCGCACAACTTGTGTAATATTAGGACATGTTTCGAGGTCCGTGGTCTCATACGGTACAACTAAGTTTTCAGCAGGTACAAAGCGGGATACCGCCCTACCTAACGTCTCGTCATAATAAGTCTTTTTAAAAGTAGAACCCGCTAACGGGAGATAAAATAACATCTGATCCATGTCTGGAGTGTATTCTTCCATAACATTTGTGATGTAATAATTCATAAATTGTCTAACACGCGAGGCTTGTTGTGCTTTGCCCGCGGTCTCTTTACCCATAACCACGGTCCTAACAGGACCACCAGCAGGTAAAAGTTCGTTAAATGCTTGTGCTTGAAATTGAGTGGCGGCTTCTGCCAGTAAAGGATGAGTTACACCAGAGGCTCCACGAAAAGGTTGAGTACGCTCATCATGTGTAAAACCAAGTAACTCTAAACCGTTTGTATAAGCATCTTCCCAGTCTTGACGACTCGCCTTGTTAGCATCGAACTCGCCTAATAAATCACTGGAAATTCTAGAAAGCTCACGGTCCGGTATCTCTTCTGCTAAGTTAGCATAAAAATCGTCGTTTACACCGCGTTGGTCTTGAGGATCAAAGTCTACAACCACACTTCCGTCGTCTTCGGGTACAATCTCAATAGCACCAAACTCATCGTCTTGCAGTTCTGCAATAGTATAGTTTGAACCACCCGGTATCTCCAACTCAATTTCCGCGGCTATATCTTCCGGGTCTAATTGGGATGGTATATCCATCAGTCCTGCATTTGGTTTACCATTTGCCATCGTTACTCCTAATGATCCGAGATGAAATAACCATACTGATCCCTTGGGAAGTATAGGTCAGGGCCTTTTTCTGGACTCCCGAATCTCCTCTCATCTCCTTCTCGTTGCATAATTGCTTCTAATTGTTTGAATATTATAGCATCTACCTGACCTGCAAGCTGTGCGGGTGTCATGTTTATACCGGCCTGACGTATAATAGAGGCTCCTACTGCATTGTTTCTCTTATCCATAGCACGATGTAACCGGTTTGAACCACTAAAATCTTCGTTCATGTTCCCAACACTCATTGCGGTGTCCGGTCCATACTCACGTGCAACCATTCCCGTACCCATAACATGGCCTCGTGCATCCTCTAGTTCTTGAGGCGTGGGCATGTCTTCTCGGCCCATGGGCCGCGCATGACGGTTATCGCCGTCAATAGGATTTTGAACAGCAGGGTAGCCATATTCTTCTAGCTTTTCAAAGAAAGTCTGACCTTCGGGGTAATACGTGTCTTGAGAGTCTTGTCCGGCACGACCTGACGCCCGAATTTCATCTTGTTTTGCAGCGTTAAATCGCGTGGCTTCGTCATTTCCTACAAAAGGAATAGGTAATTGATCTTTAAAGAAGCCGCCTAAACCTTGTTCGGCAACAGGCTCTACTTCCATATTCATACGATTAGGGAGTATAGGGCCCTCACCTTCAGGGGTTACAAAAATACCGTCGTCAACAGTTCCACCGCCTTCAACAAGATCGTCTAGAGTGACCGTGGCCCCGCCGTCCTCAAAGTAGGAGACGAACCCGCCCGCTCCAAGATTTACCGCAGGACTATACATTGGCAGGCCTTCCATTAAAAAAAATTAATAATACGCTTTCACTTTAGCATGAATCTCATCATCTTCCCAGTCATCTGTTGGCAGTTGAACAAAATTTCCTTGCCTGTAACGCATCAAAGCTTGTGTCATACTATCCACCAAATCATCGTGTTCCCCGTTTGGAAACGCCGCAACTTCCTCAATTAACTCGTCCGAAAAGGTTTCGTCCGGAGCCCACACCATTCCCGCCTCAAACAACGGCGATACACTATGTACTCGTGTCACCTTATCGTTACCACGGCTCGGTGTAAAGTTAACAACAGGTATTCCCATACTTCTTAACTCTT